TGATGCCGAGGCTTGGAAAAAAGCGGGAATCAACGTTAAGCCTTTAGAGGAAGATGGTAAAGTTGTTTATTCTACTACGCTTAAGAAAAAGATTTATCTTGATGCGGATGGTAAGAATTCAACTAAGCCACCTGCTGTAGTTGATAAGCAACTTCAGCCGATTACTAACACAACTAGTATAGGGAATGGCTCGATCGGCAATGCTCAAGTACGCTTGAAACCTTATGAGTATATGGGCAAAACGGGAATTTCAACTCAGCTTTTAGCTTTACAGGTAACTGAATTAAAAGAATATCAAGGTGGCGAAAGTTTAGCTTTCGAGGCCATTGATTCTGATAAAGACGTTATCTAATTAATAATAAACTTTTGGTGGGCCCTAACGGGCTCATCAATTTAATTAACTAAAAGGATTTTAAATGTTTCATTGTTTTAATGTATCACCTGAGATTATAAAAAAGATTAAAGATGGTAAAAAGAAAAATGCTCTTAAAGGATATTATATAGATGTTGAGGGTAAGCAGATTGGTTTAATGAATTCTGAAACTGATAAAATAGATTTGGTTATTAAAGTTGGACAGATTTTAGATTTAACTATTTTAAGCAGAGATGAAAAAGAAATGATTATGGAAGATGAGAATATTGCTCAGGAATTAAGACCTTACTTTGCATGTAATTATCTTTACACAATAGATTCTTTTGAGACAATTCAATGATTGGATATTCAGTAAAACAAATAACCTATAACGATACTAAACCTTTTATTTTAGATATTCACTATGCGAAAAGAATGCCAAGCATTACTTACGCTTATGGTTTATTTTATGAAAATGAATTAGTTGGTGTTGTCACTTACGGATCGCCACCCTCTCAACCACTTTGTAAAGGTGTTGCGGGTGTTGATCATAGAAAAAAAGTTATTGAGTTAAATAGATTAGTATTAAAAAATAATAAAAAGAATGAGGCTAGTTTTTTAGTGGGTAGAACAATTAAAATGTTACCACAACCAAGTATCTTAATTTCTTATGCTGATACTAGTCAAAACCATACAGGTTATATTTATCAGGCTACTAACTTTTTATATTCAGGCTTATCCACTAAAAGAAAAGAGTGGAGAGAAATAGGATCTAATAAACATAGTAAAACTGTTTGTGAACAATATTCTTTAAAATATCGTAAAGAGAATACTGATAAGTTTCATGAAGTTGATAGACCCCAAAAGCATAGATATATTTATATAATTGCTAATAAAAAAGATAAGAAGCAATTGTTAAAAGATTTAAAATATCCGTTAATGGGATATCCTAAAAGTAACGAAGAAATTAAAATGAAAGTATAATACATGAGAAATTTATTTGAGACATTTATTGATGTAGGTAGTGGATTAATATTATCTACATTAATTCAATTATTGGTATTTCCATTTTTTGATTTACATCCTACGGTTTGGGAAAGTTTTAATATAGCAATAATATTTACAATAATATCAATGATACGTTCTTGGATATGGAGAACTATTTTTTCAAATAGAAAAACAAAATTAAAATTACAAAGGATAAAAAATTTATGATTATTGGGATTTGCGGATACAAGGGGTCGGGAAAAGACACCTTAGGTGAAGTGTTAACTAATACATTTGGTTGGCGTAAGATGAGTTTTGCTCAACCTATAAAAGATTTAACACATACTACTTTTGGAATAGATAAAGCAATTTTATCTGGTACTGATGGTGAAAGAGAACTTAGAGAACTACCTTTACCTGATTGGTTTAATTTATCTTCAAGAGAAATATTACAAAAAGTTGGTATGGCTTTTAGAGAAAATTTACATGAAGATGTTTGGGTTAGAATATTAGAAAAGCAATATGAAAACTGTAAAGAACATGTTGTTATAACTGATGTAAGATTCCCTAATGAAATTAAAATGATTGAAAAACATGGTTTTGTTGTTTGCGTTAAAAGACCTGATTGTAATGGAGATAGCCATGAATCTGAACACGCATTAGATAATCATGCTTTTAGTTATGGTTTTAATAATGATGGTACTAGGGAAGCTTTACAGGCTAAGTTTTATAATTTCTTAAAAGACAGGATAGTATGAAAATCATAAACGATGATTGTTTAAAAGTATTACCAACATTAGAATCTAATAGTGTTGATTTAATACTTACAGATCCGCCTTATGGTACTACAAGAAATAAATGGGATAGTATTATTCCATTAGATAAAATGTGGGTAGAATTAAAAAGGGTTTCAAAAGATAATACTGCGTCAGTAATATTTTCTCAAAACCCTTTTACTTCTGTTTTAGTTTCAAGCAATCTTAATATGTTTAAGTATAATTGGATATGGATGAAACCCCAAGGTACGGGACATCTTAATGCTAAGAAATACCCATTAAAAAATCATGAAGATATTTGTGTGTTTAGTTTAAAACCACATAAGTATAATCCTCAAATGACACAAGGTAAGCCTTATAAAATAAAATCAGGTAGACCTAGTTCAAATTATGGCGATCAAGTTTCTGTTGTTACAGAAAATAATGGTTTTAGATATCCTAAAACTGTTATTGAATTTGCTTCTGATAAAAATAAATTACACCCAACCCAAAAGCCAGTAGCCTTATTAGAATATTTAATTAAAACTTATACTAATGAAAATGACACTGTCTTAGACTTTACAATGGGTAGCGGAAGTACGGGTGTTGCTTGTAATAATACTAATAGAAATTTTATTGGAATAGAATCAAACAAAGAATATTTTGATATAGCCGATAAAAGAATTAATAATAAATTATAAAGGATATAAAATGACTAAAAAAGTTTTCCTCGATTTGGAAACCAATGGCCTACTTGATACAGTAGACACAATATGGTTAGCAATAACTAAAGATCCAGTTACGAATGAGGTTAAAACTTTTTCTGATCATGATGAAAAATCTGAACCCTTAAAAGATTTAACACCTTACTTAGATAAGTTCGATTCTATTATAGGGCATAATTTAATTGCGTATGACCTACCAGTTTTGTTGACCTTAAAAAATTGGAAACCTAAGGATAATGTTAAACTTGTAGACACTATGATTATTTCTCAAATGAATAATTTTAGACGTGAGGGTAAACACTCTTTAGCTAATTTTGGTAAGATACTAAAAGATGCTAAAGGTGATTCACCGTCTTTTGATCATTATTCTGAGGCTATGAAAATTTATGGAATACAGGATATTAATTTGACGGCAAAGGTCTATAAGTATGTAGTTAATGAAGCTCAAACTTTAATTGCTAATAGACCTAACTTTCAACAGGCATTAAGAACTGAACATGCTATTGCTGAGATATGTGCAAGACAAGTTACTACTAAATGGAATTTTGATACGCCCAAAGCCAAAAAATTCTATGAACAATTAACTGCTGAGATGAAAGTTATTGAAGATGAGATTAACCCTACATTAAAACCTAGAAAAGTTTTAATTGATAAGGAACCTAAAAAAGCAAAGTACCTACAAGATGGTAGATTTAGTGCGGTGAGTGCTAGAATGTTATCTGAATTTTTAGGTACTGAAATAAAACAAACTGATACTGATAAGTGGGATCCTAAGAAAACGTTTCAAAGATTTAAAATGACTGAAGCAAATTTAGGTAACATGGATATGGTTAGAGGTATGTTAATTGATGCGGGATGGACTCCAAGCATGTATACTCCTGGAGGCGAGCCAAAGATAACTCCTGATACGTTACATACTATTAAAGGTGATATTGGACAAAAGGTTTTAAAATATTATCAGTTAAGATCTAGACACTCTGTTATTAGAGGTTGGATAGAGTTAGCTGAACTTAACAATGATAGAGTTTATGTTGAGGCTTTTAATCTTGGTACACCTACGTCAAGACAAAGACACAGTAAAGTTGTTAACGTACCTAACTCAAATGCATTTTTTGGTAAAGAGATGCGATCTTTATTTATCGCTGATGATAATAAAGTTATGGTTGGGTGTGATAGTTCGGGTAACCAAATTAGAGCATTATGTCATTACTTAAATAATAAAGAAGTTAATGATCATGTTTTAAATGGTGATATCCATCAACACAATGCTGATACTGTTGGAGTCTCAAGGCCTTTAGCCAAGGGATTGCTCTACGCTACAGTATTTGGTGCAGGTGCCCTCAAGCTTGGCAAAATGGTTACAGGTGTTGAAGATGCAGATAAGGGTAAAGAAGTTAAAAACAAACTTTATAAAGCCCTACCAGGTCTTAAAGAACTTGTCGAGAAGTTGAATAGATTTTTCTACACAACTAAGAATAAAGATGGTTTAGGTTTTATTCCAGGGCTTGACGGTAGACGTATCTACGCTGAGTCTAGTTTTAAATGTTTAAACTATTTACTACAATGTTTTGAGGCTATTACAGTTAAGACTGCTGTAGTTAATGCTTTTAAAATGTTTAAAGATGAAAACTTAGATGTAGATATATTAGGTTTGATTCATGATGAAGTTCAAGTACAGACTAAACCTGAGAACGTTGAA